TCCACCCTTTCTTGTCGCATCATATGCAATATTGGTTGTTTCAAATGACATTCTGGGAAGAGTAATTTGAGTTGCACGATTTAAATCTGCTTGTTGCTCCAATCTTGCTAGGAATTTTTGCATAGGACCATATGCAAGAGGAACTCTCATATCACTTGTTTCTTTTCCACTACCATCTCGATGACGAATATGGATGTCATTAAAAATTGTACCAAAAGAAATTATAGTTTTTCTAAGTATTTCGTGGTAATAGTATTGTCCTAACATTAGAATGTACCGAATGGATTACCTTCTGTAAAATCAAGTAAATCATCTGCTTCAGACTCGATGATTTCATTTGATTCAAAGGTTGTGTCTTGATTTTCTTGACTAAAGAAATCTAAAGAATAATTTGAGAATACAGTAGATCCAAATGAAACTACAGTTGTAACTCCAGTAGTATTTAACGAAGGAGAACTTATAGTAATCGTTCCTGCACCTATACTTGTAACAGTTGAACCTGTTCCTATTACAGGAACTTGAGCAAAATCTACTTGATTTAACTCTTGATTTAGACTAATATTTGATGTATTAATACCTGTTAGTATTGTTGTTGTAACACCAATTGTTGCAACAGTTGTTATACCTAGAACGAAAAATGTAGACTCTGTTGCTTGAATTGTTTCACCAGGAATAAATGCTGCCATTGTTGTTCCTATACCAACATTTGATATTTTAAGTAATTTTGTATCTGTATCCCAGTCTTTAACTCTTGCTTCAATACCTGATGATAAACCTTTAACAACTTCACCTCTTTCAAAATTACCTACACCTTGGATTATATTAGGAGATGCAATTGTAACTGTAGGTTGTTGTGTATATCCTATACCTGCATTTTTAATAAAGACATCAGAAATAGTATTATCTGCTAGTAAATTAACCTCAGCTGCAGCTGGTGATATGCTTGCACCAACAATCGTTATAGTGGGTGTTGCAGCATAACCAACACCATTATTGGTAACGGTAAAATCAACAATACCAAAATTACTTAATTCAACTGCAGCAGTTGCAGCAGCACCAACTCCACCACCACCTGTGATAGTTACCAATGGTGAAGTAGTATATCCAAGACCTGCATTTGTGAGTAGTATTCTCTCAATTGAAAAAATACCTGCCCTTGTTGTTGTAATTGCCACAGCAGTCGCATTAGCATTACCAGCTATGTCAGGTGCAGTTGAAATAGCAACATTTGGAGTGCTTGTATAACCACTTCCATCGTCATTTAATACTATCTCCCTTACATATCCCCTATTAGATAAATTCATCTGAGCAGATGCAGTGGCTGTCAGACCAACTCCAATCAATTGTAGAGTAGAAACATATCCAATATCTTCGAGTTGAGAATCTATCTCCTCTATATCAGTATCAAATACCTCATCCTCAAACTCAAATAGTTCACATTTAAGTTGATATACATAATTTTTTCCTAACTGATAGAATGGTTGTTCATGTTCAACAAATTTTACTTCAAATAATCTTGATCCGAGTGGAAAAAATATAACATCTCCTTCACGAGGTCTCGTTGCTAATTCATAATCATCATCAGCTGCTAAAAATGGTGATATAAAATCTTCAAATCTTTCTTTAGATATTGTAACCGTAAGTTCATCTCTTAAACTTACTCCAAATTTGGTCATGATATCACCTTGACCACCATAACCATCAAATGTATTTACATATGCTTCTAATAGAAAATTATCATCAAAAACAGATGATTGAACTTCTTTTATTATTGTTTGTTTTCTTACAAATTTTCGAGGAATATATGTTACTTCAACACCATAAATTTTAAGATGTTCATTTACTAAATCTTGAATAAGATTTTGTTCGTTTGGAGATCCTTGTAAGAAGAAGGGATTTAATGCCATCAATCATTACCCAATAAAATCAAGAGGAGGCATTTCAAATTCAAGCATCATCTTACTCCTTATTCTTTCCAATTCTCTTTCAGCATCATCATATATCTCCCTTCCATTTAGTTCAATTCCACCTGGTAATTTTGTTCCTCTAAATTTAATTAAATTTTGTCCCCATTGTTTTTTAACTAAAGCTGTATAATACAATTTTACAAAATAGTCATTATAAACCTGATTAAAAGTCTCAGGATCTAATGCTCTATGACAATCTATTACTAAAAAATCACCTGCGGTTTGAGATTTCCAATCAATATCCAAATATAATCTATCTTGTCTTTTATTAAATCTAACTTGAGCTTCTGGTGTGAGTAAGAAATCAATATCTTCAAGACGAGTTTTTGTCATACTATATTGAAGAAGTTCAACAGAATTAAAATAATACAAATCATTTAAAAATAACTGATATTTGATACTAAACATGCTACCAGATATTGAACTAGTATCAAATTTAAATATTTTATTTACTCCTAATACAGATGTAGGAACCTGTAGAAAATTAGAATTTTCGTAAAAATTTGTTGTCGTTGTTCCATAACCAGGTATTGATGTTGAAGTGCCGCTTGTTGTGACAATACCAACACCAGTTTTACCATTTATTTTTGTTTCACCAGGTACTTCTGCTCCTATTGCCCTATCAATATCTCCCTGAGTAATTTCATATTTAAGATACATTCTTTCAACACCATCAAAGTGTCTCTCATTATAAAGTTGTATAGTATCATCAATTAGATCTTCTAATTGTAAATCATCAACATTAATCTCTAAAACTGGAGCACCTAATTTTCTAAGTGCATATTCTTTTAAAGACTCTCTTGAAGCTACAGCATGTCCTACCATTATTCTCCCTCTACTTCAGATAATAAGTTTTCGTATTTTTCTTGTAGTTCCATTTTTTCTGCAAG